AAATAAAAAAAGTGTAGATACAAATAGAACTAAAAGTCTATCTGAGTTTCTAACAGTCTTCCATCTTTGGTCATTATTAAACCAATATTATCTGGCAACATATCTACCTGTCCTTTCAATATGGAAAGTGTATCTATGTCCAGAGTGGAATGTTCTCCATGCAGGTCTTCATATTTAAAATGCATAAAAAAAAGTATGTTAAGATAGTATTTAACTGTTAGGCTATCTTTGATTGGGACTAACGTTCCCTTACGGTTCGTGCCTTGGCAACCCATGCTTGGCATAACTTCATCATCTTTTTATTAAAAGATATGTCTCGTTCGTCAAAATCAATCTCATTCAAGACTGAGAACATTTCTTGCTCTAGCACTTCTAGAGATTTCTCTCCTTTAAATGTATCTGTCGACATTAATATAATCCGGGAGGGAAGAGATATAAACATTATGGTAAGATAGGTGATGGAGAATTCTCAATCGAATAACTACGAAAGAGTCACTTTCACCTTATACCTTAAGAGGGCTACCGTAAAGTTACCGTAATCCCTGAAAGGCTAATATTCTATATAATAGATAGTATTTAACTATTTGGGTAAGTCTGATTGTTTTTTAAACTCATCCATAATATACTCTTCAATCTTTTCTCTAGTCTCATCGTCAAGTTCAGGTTTCACCACAGTCGCATTCTCATGAGGAAAATCGGGGAGAGAAACCAAATCCTCGTACCAAAACACACGTAGGTCATCACATTGCTCAAGCCATTTCATCAGCCACGGAGTATAACAGCTCTTCCTAGAGACCTCTTCCAGTCTTTGTTTCTTTATATGCTCATCCGTATCCTCTACAGGTTTGTTCTGAAACATATAGTGGTAGTGACTCCAAGCACGCTCAACCGGGTCTCGTAAAATCATAATAGGTACATACCCCTCGAATTTACCCCCGGGTTTTACCCCAGCTATAAACTCTGGAAACCATAACCAAGAGTCAAGTTTCTCAACGTGATACCCGTTCTGCCCCAAATATTTTGTGAAACTTGTAGTACCACACTTGCTTGCACCTACCAGTGCATATTTTTTAGATTTGTCTAATTCAAATATCGAATCCTTATACATTTAATTCAACTCCATAAATTTTAGATATATTATATCTTAGCTCTTTTTTGAAATATTCTAATCCGTCAATTTTATCAGTATTCAACATATTCATCCATCTCCTTTTTTGTAAGATGTGTTAAACACCATTCATAATCTGCAACTCTTGTAATCTTGAGTTTTCTTATTTTAGATGTGTTAAGCAAAGTCTACAGCCTCAGATATTAGATTCTTATAATCAGGGTCACTAAACATCTTTATATAAAATACATCTCCAGATATACGTGTAGTATGTATATAGAATGTTCCAGATGGTCTAATCTTTTCAGTGTTTAGAATCATTTATTATCTCCTCCACATTAGATGAACAAAGTGCTTCAATCTCTTCCGCTTCCTCGGAACGCTCCGCTTTGTCTTTTTTACATGCTTGCTGACGATGTCTGTCACCCATCTCGACATACGTTCCCTGTATTCTGAACATACATTCCATTAGGGTGGGTAAGTTAAACTTTGTGCCCCCCTGTTTTGTATGGTAACCAAAACGTTTACCACAGGCTATGCATATGGTATTCTCTAATTCTTTTCTAGATAATTTCATTTTCTCATCTCAAAATCATCACAAACATATTCAGTAATTTCAAGTGGCACTACTTTGCCATCAATATATGATTTGACTATTTTAACTTCAGAATGGAAATTGTTACAAATTGTATTCATTTCAGGCTGAGAAGTTGATGACGCACCTATCGCTACACCCAATGCTCCAACCAAAATTAACCCTATGAAAACTGTTGCATAATTCACAACTGTGTTATAGTAACTAATGTATATAAGGCTTGTGTAATCTTTTAGTTGCTTCGCAACTTGTACCAACGTAACATGTTAGTTAACCGATGTGCAAACCCACGTCTGATACCGGCTTTGGCTTGTGCTCTAATTACATCCTCATCTTGTAAATGTTCACTCATTATACTTTCATTACCTGTCATAATGACATTATTATTTTGTGAGTGAGGTAAACCAAATATACCATGACCGAATTCATGTCTTAACACCTTGTCTAAATCATATGTTTTCCCAATTGGGTTTGTATGTTTTGGTGTGGGATAGTGAACAGGGTCAACATAATGCATATCAACACCTTTACCATCATTAGTCCAATGGAATCTCTTATTAATAACACAAACACCGTTATTTACCCCTCCTAATGGATAATACATGTAGGCTAAAGTGTTAGAATTTAGTATTTCATCCTCTTCTTCTGACCTAAACTCAAGTATAATATCTGCGTCTAGCCTGTTTTTTACTCTTCTAAATTTGATTGGTACTCTCATTCTCCACCCGAAAAGTGCCATTCCAACTGCTCTTCTTACTTGTTTTTCTTTTATTTCTCTATCATTGTTAAGAATAATATATGTTAGAATACCGTTTGTTGGTTCTAGAAATCCAAATTTCTTATCATCTTCTAGTTGATTTGATAACGTTACACCTGAAACCCTGACAGAATCAAAAGTTCCATTTGTTATAGCTCTACAAATTATTTCTGTGACCATATTATATTAAAGATAATGAATGTTATTAAATTTATCGTAAAGATAAATCTTCTAATGAATTCTCTATGATTGCATGGAGTTTGGGGTCAACATTAGAAACAATAGTAGATATAACACTAATCATACCGGCAATTGTGTCAAAAAACACCTCTAATTCTTCTTGGGACATGGAATTTATATTAAAATCTGACTCTCTGAAGCAATTATACACGAATTTTACTCCATTTAACACTGTTTCTGTATCTTCATTATACATTTCTATATAACTTATTTAAATTATTTATTTAAGTATACTGGTTAGTTAGTCTTTTTTAGTAATCTTTTTAAGGATATGTGTGATAAAAAGACCATGCATAAGGAAGAAAAAGTGTCCCAAAAGGAAGAAATAGCAGTAAAACCTATTAAATCTGAGCCTAAATGCTCTTGTATAAAAGAAACTAGAGATTTGAATTGTAAAAAACACGGTGCATAACCATGTTTTATGAGGAATTTGACTTGTTCGGAGAGTCAGATGACCCTATGGCAGAATATTTTACAGATGACCTTAAAATAACATATTATATAAATCATTTTGCAGATGGTATCAAAGATATATGTAGAGTTATATCACATGAATGGTTACATGGTTTATTTGATTGGGCGACTGAAGATAACAGTAATGCATGGCAACATAGTTGTGATATGACTGATGGTGATGGTGACCATTTCATTATGAAAAAAATAAATTTTGATTGACAAAAACTTGACAGAAACCTTATATAGTGTGACACATTGACAATATTAGACATGGGTTTTTTAGATAAGATTAACTTTCTAAGTAAAAGAAATACTACTCAAACTGTAAGACCAACAGTATCTACACCTATGATGAGCACTGATACAGGTGCTAAATTACCAATTTTCCCTTTCCCAATGGCTATGGTAGTCGAATTAGCCAAGACAGTAGACGCTGTAAGAATTCCAATTGACACTTTAAACCGTGAAATGTTTAAGAATGGGTTTGAAATATTAGAAAGATTCAAGTATAAATGCAGTGATTGTGCAAAAGAATTTGAATATCCTCCTAAAAAAGAGGATTCTGAAGAAATAAAAGTAGATAATTTACCTAATAATTCAGTTAAAGATATCAAAGATTCACCTTTGATGTGTGATACTTGTGGGGGGACAAATATAGTAAGACCAGACCCAAAGAACAGAAAAAGATTAGAAGAATTAATGACTAAACCAGTAAACGTAAACCAACAGACTCTTGAGGAAGTATCAAGACAAATAGAACAGGATTTAGAAATATTTGATATGGCTTTCTTACTCACATCACCTAAATATGATATTAATGACAAGACAGGTGAATCAACTGTTAAAGAATATACAGAATATGTCAGAATAGACCCACCATCAATTGCATTTATTGTTGATGCAGATGGCAGATTAGGTTATACTGACACTGGTGCTCAAGTTAAAATCTGTCCAGACCCTGCACATAGAAAAGAGAATCTAATGTATGTAAAGGATGGTGAAGAGGCTAGATGTAATATATGTAATGCTGTAGGAATTGATGCTTGGTTTGAAGTTAATACTGTATATGGTCTTGGTGTTCCTACCCCGAAAAGGGTAGTCTATGGAAAAGGTGAAATTCTATGGAAAGTAGGAAAATATTCTCCGGGAATGCTTTACGGTTATTCTCCAATCTACACCATCTGGTCAAAGGCAATGTCATTATCTCATATGGATGAATACATTAGAAAATATTTCGACAAGATGAGACCACCAAGAGGCATGCTCATCATGGCTTCAAGAAACTATGAGACTTTTAAAAAGTCATGGGATGTATTACAGCAAAAATCAATGGAAGACCCATATGCTATTCAACCATTATTAGTTGAACAGGACAGAGGTGGTTCTGGCAAGATGGCAGAGTGGCTTGATTTCACAGGCTCACTTAAGGAATTAGAATTTACAGTTATTAGAAGAGAACTTAGAATGATTATTGGTGCATTATACGGTGTTCTTCCACTTTACTTTGGTGAACTTCCTACCGGTTGGTCACAAGAGGGACTTCAAGTTACTATTACTAATCGTGCTGTCAAATGGGGACAGGATATTTTATACAAGGCATTCTTTAGAAAAATCGGAGATACGCTTGGTATCGATGATTGGGATATTAAATTGAAAGAGGGTGAAGAGACTGACAAACTTAGAGACTTACAGATAGAGGGTGTTGAAATAGAAAACATGAAAGCCTATCAATCTCTTGGCTTTGAAGTTTCAAGAACACCAACAGGAGAATTTATTGTTTCACAAAATCCTGTAATTACATTGGAAGACCAGTTTGAACAACAAGGTGGTTACGAAAATGAGACTGATACGGTTATAAAACCGGGTGGACGTGGAAGAAGTAGAGCTGACCCTAAAGAAGAACAACAACGTATGCAAGGAGCACCAGCAAAACAGAGACCGGGAACAGAGGGTGGAATACAAGGTGACCCAAGAGGTGCAGGACGTGGTACACAAACTGGTATCAGAAAGAATTTCCCAAAAGGTATAACACCTGATAACTTTGATATTGTTAAAACTACTTTACAAACTGCTTTAGATTTCGGTTGGAAGAAAACTAAAATAGTAGATGAATTAAGAAAAGCTACCAGAATGACAGTAAGAGACGCAAGAGAACTTGTAGATAACGAGATGAGTGCATTTGAAAGATGGGAGAGTGACAATGACCAAGCGTAACCATAGATGTGACGAGAGTTGTAAACACCCTCCTAAAAGAACAAAGGCAAAAAAAGTGGAGAAGAAGATAAAACATACAGAATCAATACCGGATGAAATTATGACAGGAGCAACTGAATTTGATAATGGTTCATCTACTGTAAATTTCTCAGCGGATAAAACTGAAACTGTTACCATAGATGAAGAGAATTCATGGGTAAATGTAGCAGCATATGCAACAAGAGAAGACCCTGAAATTTCAGAGATTAAACAACTTGTTAGAGAAATATCATCATATGATTTACCTAATCCAACTACAGAAGCTAAATTCATCATAGAAGAATGTCAACGCAAACTAATTAATTTGAGGAAGACACTTGACTGATTGTAAAGACGGCAAATGCAGTCTTTTACCATGTGATTGTCCATGTCATCAGTCTGTAAGACAGGTATACGAATGTACCATGTGTGGGTGTAAGCAGATTGGGTGATAAGAAAATCTCCGGTGGAGAACATAACTCCAACGATGCACAAAAGAAATTATGGAAGAAACATCAAGCAAATGAATATTTACACGTAAATGATGATAATGAAGCAGTATGTTTTGGTTGTTTCACAAAGGCAGCTTGTAATGCAACACTGATTGATATCTGTGGAGATTGTGCAGGAAAGAAAGGTAGAGAGGCACTTCTTGCTGTAGTTGCACCAAAATATTACGGTCTATGTTATATGTGTAATTCTTATAAATTCAATATGGAACAAATCAATGCAAGATTTTGTCAACCATGTCATAGAAGAATAGCAGATATTACAAAAGCTTACAATAAAGCCGGTGGACAATTTGGTCATGACCCATTTTGGAAATCTATGCGTAGGAAACACGGAAAGGATTTCAAACAAATCATGGCTGGTGAATCTGCACGGAAAGTAAGAATCTAAAATTCTGTATTATAGGTGCTTACAAATGTGGGCAAACCAGTCTAGTAGAATATCTCTACAAGAAATATCCCGGCTGCACTGTTGAAAAAGTAGAATGTATTTACAGAAAAGGATTACCAAACAAGGAATGGCACGAACAATACAAAGACTTTGTTAAAATTTTAATTCTAAGAAAGAATAGAAAAAAAGCATTATTATCTAATTATAATTACTTTATGCCCGGAGTAAGTCTAAACACATATGTTAATCAACCTAACAATGAAAATGAAGTAAACAATATTTTTGAACAAATTGATTATGACAGATGGATTAAACATTGGTCTTCTGAGAATCCAGAAGTTTATTATTTAGAGGATTTAAAAAACGACCCACTCTTTCCAAAGTTAAACGTAAACGAGTCCAACCCGACTCGTGAACGTCACCTAGAATTAGATTTATCCTATCTTGCAAGAAATCATAATATCGATGCTCGTACTTTAAAGGATATTTCTTCTGACTACTCATCCCCCCAATAAACCTATCAACATGTTGACCATATAATGATTTTCTAAATCTGCGAGGGAAGAAATTAATATAACCAGTCTTACCGTCAAAGAAAACCTTACCATACTGAACAACCACAGGATTTAACTCCTCTCTTGCAAACATATCTGGAATAAACTCTTCATTCCTAATATGAACAATTGTTCTAAACCAATCAATGTTTTGTTTCTTTTCTTGCTGAACATCTTGGTTAGTAACAACAAATAACTTTTCTAATCTAGGTTCAATATACATATCGATTATGGGAATTTTATGAATTAATTGGTCTTCTTTACCTTTATAATATTCTAAAAAATCATCAATATTCTTATAAACATATATGGAACTAGCCATTATAAACATTACAGAATACTTATTAATAAACCATTTGTAAAGTTTATACATTGAAAAAAGAAGTCAAATGTACTACAGACAGATGTAGTAGAAAAGACAAACAGTTGTTTGTATATTCTGATGGAAAGTTTACAATAGGCATATGTTATGAATGTGGTATGTTTGATGGTACAGGCACAGACCCAAAATTGTTAGAAGAAATGATATATCAACCTGAACTCATACTGGATTTAATCAATGTAGGTCAACTTCAGCCTGTTAACTAAATCTTTATAAATAATAATGTTTAAATATATTGCAATTGAAACTAAATCATGTCAGAAGACTCATTCAAAATTGGGATACCATTATTCAAGTTTGGATTCACTCGAAAAGACCATTCATTCGAAATCAAGGAAGGTCAGACCATTATAATGAGGGTATGGCAGTGGAAACGCTTAGGTTATATGAAGAAGGCAATCACTCTAAAAGATGGGAGAATAGAGGTACAGGTAATTGATTGACAAATCCCACCCAAAATATGACAAAATTGTAAGTCTTTCTCTAGAAAAAACTAACTATATTATAGATACTAAGGAATTTGATGATGGGGAAGAGGTATCATGTCCATTAGATGAAGGAATGAGAGTTCAGAAAAAAGAAGGTTGTGTTATAATAAAGAAATTATCACGACTAAAACCATTTTAACATTACAACAAGTTTAAATATACTGATTAACCGTAACCTATCATGTCATTAGCAGAAGACAAGACCAGACAAAAAATACAATTAGCATTCGTATTAATTCTGGTTTCAATGAGTATTACCTTACCAGCTTGGTATGTAATAGAAATAGGAATACAAGCAGATGATGAACTAGTCAAAACAATATTGATAGGTTCATGGACACTTACTATAGCAGGTGCAGGTATGGCATTTAGTCAAATTGGTCTAGGTAGGAAAGTATCCTAGCACCCTTTTCTCTTTTTCATTAACTTTATAAACCATTAGGACGTTTCTAATATATGCCCGAAGATGTATATGTGACTACTTTTAATACTAAAGCATTATTATTAAAAGAGGATAACACAGACAGATATTTCGAGGGAATATTATCAGTAGAAATAAAAGATAGACAAGGAGAAATTACAAGCATAGATGAATTATACAAGGCACTTCCTGCATGGATTGATAGAGGAGGAGCAATGTCAGATACCCATTCTAACAGAATTGTAGGAAAAGGTATTAATTTTGAAAAGGTAACAATTACATCAAAGAACGGAATTGAACTCCCAGCTATTAAAATTTTAGGTAAAATTCATTCATCTTCAGCATTAGATGATTTCATCTGGAAACAAATCCAGACAGGTGTTTACAAAGGATTGTCATTTGGCGGTGCAACTAAAGCAGACAGAACTCCAGTAGTTCAATCAGATGGTAGTATGGCTTATGCTCTTAAGGATTTAGAAATTTATGAAGTCGCAGTATGTGAAGACCCAGCAGTGGCATTTGCATTAATCACTGATGTTAATCCAATGGCAAAATCTTCAGAAGTAACAAAAGCATATCATGTGGAAAAAGATAATGAAGAACTTAAAATTAAATGTGATGGAACTAATTGTTATATTAATGCAGACGTTCAAAAATCATCTGCTAAAGCAGACCTTGGAACTCCAATAGACCAAGATGATGTTCCAAAGAAAGTTGAAACTATGATTGGAGAAAAAGAGAAAACAACAGCATTTGGAAGTCAAGCAGTAGAAGATTTCAAACCTGAAAAAATTGATGATAAAACTAAACCATTACCTACTAAATGGGGTAAGTTGGAATTTGATGCTTGTGAATCACATGCAAAGAAAGACCCCAATGTTAAGAATCCAGAGGGTTACTGTGGTTCAATTCAGCAACACGTAGACAAAAATGGGTTCATACCACACTTGATTGATTCAAATGGAGAAACTTGGTATGTTGATAACAATATGACTAAAGCAAATGAGGGTTCAACAGGTATAGGTAATCAATGTAAAGAAGATGCACCTTGTTCTGAGAAACCAACATTGGATGAAGCTGGACTAGATGAAGTCCAAGGTTCAGAAGTTAATGGAGACAGAGATTACTTTAAGAAAGATTGTGGATGTAGTATTTCAGTTCAAAAGGATATTATTGGTGGTACTGAAAATCCAAGAGGTTTAGGGGCATATAATACATCAGCAAATGGAACCGGGGGAGATAAAAATATAACAGTAATAAAAGAACCCGACAAGAAAAAGAAAGATGCAGAAATAGCAGACCCTGCAAGACTAGGAGACCCTGAAAAATTAGAATCAAATCCAAGTAAACTTAAAGACCCAATGGCTAAATCATTCCTAGAATCAATTACAGAATATTGGAGGGAAAATAAAACCAGTGATAATAACAGTGACTTACATAACGCTATAAAGGACTTCATAACTAATTGGAAACCACAGGCTCAAGAACAAATAACAAAAGCATATTTACATAGTTCAGAAAGTGAATGGATAGCAGACGCTAGTGCATTCTCAACATCACCAGAAGGAATAGCACAATACGGAAAAAATATAGAAGTAGACAAATCAGGAAACATAATCTTTATAAACCCCTTTATATAAAAATACTTAACAACTATGACAACTTTAGAAGAACTCAAAAACATAGCTAAAACCGAAGAGTCCGAAGATAAAGAAGAAAACCCTTTTGAAAAAAAGGCAGAAGACGAAAAATCTGAGGAAAAAGAGGTAGAAAAAACAGAAGACGAAGATGAAACCAACAAGGCAATTCTAGAAGCACTTAAGTCTATTAGTGACAGATTAGCAAAAACTGAAGCTAAAGTCGATAAGGCAATGGAAACACCTACTGACCTACCACAGTCCCCAAAAGGTACTGCTGATAGTGAAGATGTTGGTGACAAAGTCACTGCACCAAAAGACCCATACCCAACTGGTGACCAAGCTGGTCTACATGATGATACTACATCAGAAGACAAGCCATCAGATGATAAAGGTGATTTGAAAATGCAGGAAAAATCTAATGTTACACATACCACTTCTCCAGTCGAAAGACCGGCTCACTCTGAAGTATCAAAAAGTAATGGCAAAGAAGACCTAGTCTCTTATCAAGTCCTACAGAAATGTAGAAGTGCTGGATATCAAAACCTCTCTGAGGTTGGAAAAAGTCTCTTAGACATCGCTGAAAAATACGATAAGGAGGGTACACTATAATGGTGAACGGTATTAGAACTATGGACGAATTAGAGTCTCTATACTACGGTGGATTTAGCCGAAGCCTAGTTGCTAAGACTAATAACCCAATGTTGACATCAACAGGTGGCGTTTTCAACGCAGTCTTTGGTGCTTATGCATGGGCTCAATTAAACTTAGAAGCAAACGCTTTCGGTGTATTACCAAAATATCCGTGGGACAAATCTGGATGGAGGGTTATCTCTTCAAGACCAACCATTGACACAGCACAAGGCAACACTTCCAAAGGTGGTGTAGCCGAGGGTGGTGTTATTCCTGACACTGTCAAACCAGCTATCGCTGAAATTGACGTCAGACCAAAAACAATGGCACTAACTTTCAGTACATCTGAAGTTATGGAATGGCTTTCCAATCACAGTAAAGACGACATTTGGGGTGGACTCGGTTCACTCAGATTGTACATGGCAGTACAGCATAAAGAATTAATCAACCAAGCCTTATTGGCAGACGTTGAAGTTCCAGCTGGAGCAGCCACTGCTAACTGGGCAGGAACTAATGACTTTGAATCATTGGACAGAATTATTTCTTCCGATGCTGAAGAAGATGCATTAGGTGGTACTTATACTACCAACTATGACCCTTGGGCAGGAACAACCTCTGCAATTGACAGAGATTCTGGTACAACTTATGACTCTACTGTTGATTCAGCTTCCGGCACAATCGGTACTGATGGAGTATTAACTGATGACGTATTACGTACTCACTTAAGAAAAATTAGAATCGCAGCTGGTAAAGACCCAAATGTGTTCCTAGGCAGTCACGAAGTTTATTCTGAGATACAAGGCTTATATCTCCCACAAGTCAGGGTCGCAAACCCATACGGTGAGAAGATTGTTCAAGTCGATGTAAACGGAATTAAAACATTTGACGGCACTGGTGTTGGTATACACGTTAATTCACTCTACGGAGTTCCATTCATTCCAACCAAGGATGCACCAAAAGGTGCTTCTGTTGAAGTCGGAAGATTGTTCGCATTGGACACATCTGATGCAGAGGGATTCGGTTATCCAAGATTGGGTATCCAAGTCGCAATTCCAACAGAGTATTACGAAGCCACTAGACGTACTCCGGGTTATCCATTCATCAACAGCAACACGCTTGTTGAGAAAGCATTGTTCAGAACAATGGGAGAAACCGTCTGTAGACACTTTAAATCACAAGGCAAGATTAGAGATATCAAACTTTAGTCAAACCAAAACTCTTTTTTATTTTTTAAATCTTTATATATCACTGTTAATGCATTATATTAATGACTTTAACAATCGCACAGAATTCCGACCATAAATCATTGACCGGAAAAACACTGTCCGTACAAGCAGAACTACTCTCTAAATTGAAAGTGGCTATTGTAGACGTTACTTATGCAACCGAAGATTATGATATCGGGGGCAATGTAGTAGACCTATCATTAGATGGAAGAATAGACACAATCATAGCAGTAGAGGTTCTAGAGGTTTCAACAGGCAATTCAGTACAGTATGTTCATGGTGCAGCTAGTGCAGCAGCATTAGGTAAACTTAAACTATACGAATCAGGCACTGCTAGTGCAGCCTTTGATGAAGCAGATGATGCTGACTCTATTACAATGACTTGTAAACTAAGGGTATACGGATTTTAATTCCCTTTTATTTATTTTTTTCCAATATCTTTATAAAGTATGAATACGTTGATTTATTATGGCTCAAGTAGATACTCCTAGAGAAAAACCGTATAATGATGGAGGTTCTCTGGTAGGTGTTTATGGAAGAAATGCTCCAGTTACATCAACTAATGCTTATGCAACGGTTCTTGATATTGATTGTAGAGGTATTAGAAGTTCAGTAATTACTTCATTTAATACTCATGCTTCAAATGATTTGAAATATGAAATTTGGGCAACCACATTACCTTTCGCTGACCAGACAGATATGACTGGAACAGATGATGATGATTATGATAACGGGTGGGTACAAATAAAAGCAGAAACAACATTAACAGCAAGTGCAGCACCAACAATTGATACATTAGATAATCCTTATTCAAGATTGGTTTTTAGAGTAAAATCATCAGTTGCAGATACTCATGGTACATTACATGTATATCATCGTGGCGAAAACTAGGGTAATCTTTAAAAGAGACAACTATCATATTTAAACATGGTTACACCTGTATATTGTTCAGTCGCTGATGTGGCAGACTTTTTGAGGGTAGATATAACAGCTACAACAACACCTAATATTACACAAGTAGAAAAACTAATCAATCGTAAGGAAGACGAAATAGACAGAAGAACAGGTCACGCATGGCGTGAAGCAACTGCTACTACTGAAGTTCATGACATGCCTATTATCTATGAATTTGGTTGGGGTACTCCTATTTTCCTCCGACATAGAAAAATTAGAACTGATGCAGATGGTGGATTGGTTTCAGCTTCGGGTGATTCACTTGAGGTTTATGCAGGGGCTTCTGGAGGTAATCCCGGAGGTTCAGCAAGTTATACTGATATTACTGATAATTCTGATGGTGGATTTGTATTAGACCCCGAATATGGAAGACTATACATGAGAGGATATATCTTTACTGTAATGAGAAAGAACAGAATGAGAATTACTTATCGTTATGGTGATACAACTGTACCGGGAGATATTACAGATATATGTATTAAACTAACTGCAATTGAATTATTATCAACATCATTTAGAGCAGATATTTTACCTGTTGGAGGTTCTGGTGGATGGGATTGGAAAGATTCTATTAATCAATGGAAAGAAGATATCCAAAGAGTAATCACCCAACGCCAAGAAATTATACCAATTGCCTGATAGATTTCCTTTTGCTTCATTTTTAGAAAAGGAAGCAGACAAGTTCTTACAATCATTAAATGAAAGACGAGGTTCTGCAACATCTAACAGACAGGTGGGGCAAAGAAAAAGAAGACTAAGAGAAGCATTATACCAAGCCTCATCACAGACAACAGGAAACTTACAGTTCACTGATGACCCTGAAAGTTTCAAACAAGCTGCAATAGAAGCAATTGTCCAAGAACAAAATATTGAAGACTCTGTTGGTCAGATGATAGAGAGATATGGTAGTCCAGCCGGTGGAATGTTAGAAGATGATACAGATTATGATGAAGAAGTAGAAGATGAAGTTATTGAGGGATATACATTGAAACCAAAGAACGCTACAATATTTGGAGATAAGGATGGATTTGGAGAC